TAGTTCATTATGGACCTATTGAAGAAATTTCAGTTACTAGTGGTGGAGATAATTATGATGTCATAAATCCACCAATTTTAACAGTTTCTGATGGAGTAGGTGCTGGAGTATCTGCTTATTGTGAAGTCCAAGGTGCTGTAGAGAGAATTGATGTTGTAGATGAAGGTTTTGATTATCTTTCTGCTCCTACGTTAAAAATAAGTGGAGGTAATGGATCTGGGTGTATTGCATATGCAAATTTAATTCAAAAAGAACATTCTGTAACATTTGATTCTACTGAACTTGGTGGATATGTAAATTTAACAAATAATACTATTGGATTCTCTACTTTCCATAAATTTAGAGATGGAGAACTTATAATTTATAATACAGACACTCAAACTGCAATTGCAGGATTGACAACTGATGCTGCATATTATTGTGCTATTAAAGATGCATCTACAGTTTCATTGCATAATAATTATGTAGATGCTATTGCTGGAGTATCTAGTGTTGGACTTACTGATTATGGTGCAGGTATTCAAGAGCTTAAATGTGCAAATAAAAAAAGAGTAGTTAGTTCTATAAGTATTGGTAGTTCTGGTTCAGGTTACACTAATAGATTAACATCAGTTACTTCTTCTGGTATTAATACTGCTAATAATACAATTAATATTCCTAATCATGGATATAAGACTGGAGAACTTATTAGATATGATAATAAGACCACTCCTATTATTGGACTTACAACTTTAACAAATTATTATGTTACTGCTGTAGATGGTGGTTCAATTAAGTTGTCTGCTGTTGGTGTAGGATCTACTCCAGCTAATTTCTTTATGAGAAATAAAAAATATGTTGACTTGTTATCTGGAGGAGCAGGAATTAATGAATTCAACTATCCACCAATCACAGTCTCATTAACTGGTCATATTGGAGTATCTACGTTATCTGGTCAAAACTTTAATGCATCTTTAAGACCTGTCGTAAGAGGATCTATTAAGTCTGTTTATATTGCTGATGGTGGTGTTGGTTATGGATCATCTGATGTAATCAATTATAATAGACAACCCACTTTTACTGCAAATAGTGGTAAGAATGCTCAGTTAATTCCAATTATTAGTGTTGATGGTAAATTGTCTGAAGTTATTGTATTGAATGCAGGAAGTGGTTATAATTCTCCACCTGATCTTAAAGTAAAAGGAACTGGATCAGGAACTAAAATTATTCCTATTTTAAAAGGTGGATCTATTGATTCTGTAAAGATAATTAATACTGGCATAGGACATACATCTACAGATGCTAGTATTACAGTAACATCTAATGGTGATGGAGCTAAGTTTTATTCTAATCCAAAAATATGGACTATTAACAGTGTAGAGAGATTAATACAAAATGATCAGATTACTACTGATGATGGAATTGTAAGTACTGGATTAAATGATGAATATGGTCTTCAATATTCACATTTATATGCTCCTAGAAAATTAAGGCAATCTGTTTATATTAAAAAGGCTATAGGTGATAAGGAAGTTTTTGTTCCTGATTTATCTGTTGAAAATGATATTGAACAGGTTTCTGTTAGTCATTCTCCTATTATTGGATGGTCGTATGATGGATCTCCAATTTATGGTCCTTATGGATATACTAATGCTTCTGGTGGTCCTATTAAAATTTTAGAGTCAGGGTATTCTCCATCAATATCTAGTATTAGACCAAATCCTCTCACATCCAATGGTGAGATGATATATTCTGAGGGATTCTTTGTAGAAGATTATAGTTATTCTGATGATAAAGATTTAGATGCTCATAATGGCAGATTCTGTAAAACTCCAGAATATCCAAATGGAGTATATGCATATTTTGCTCTTATAAACCCAACTATTAATGATGACACTGGAGCATTTAAAAATTATAGAAGACCACAATTCCCATATTTTATAGGTAATTCTTATAAGTATCAATCTATTGACTATAATTTTGATTATAGATCAAATCAAGATTTAGTAAATCTTAATGATACAAAATTAGTTAGAAATACTTCTCCATATAATTTCCTTCTTGGAGATAGTACTTATGATTTCTTGGTCAATCCTAGTCAAATTCATAAACAAAGAACATATGTTGATTCTACCACTTCTGGAAGTATTCAATCTGTTGGAATTAATACTGGGGGTACTGGATATAAAGTAGGTGATGAAATAGTTTTTGAGGATACTGGATCTAGTGGATATGGTTCTAAAGCATCTGTTAGTTTTATATCTGGAAAAACTGTAAATCAAGTTAGTGTAGCATTCACTGAATTTTCTAATGTTGAATTTTTACTTGGACAGTATGCTGGACAATTTGTTGGTTATACCACTAATCCTCATAATTTTTATCACAAAGAAATTACTCATATTTCAGGATTAAGCACGAGTGGGATAACAGATAATACTTCAATCCAAATTGGAGTAACTACTGATACTTTTAAACTTTTCAATGCAATCAATGCTTCTTCTAGCACTGGTATAGTAACATATTTTAATTTAGATCATGTTACTAATATTAAAGAAAATGATCTTTTAGGAATAGGAACTGAATGTGTTAAAGTTTTAAATGTAGATCATGAGTCATCTAGAGTTAGAGTAATAAGAGAATTTAATTCCACTACAGGAGCAGCTCATACTGCTGATAGTTTAGTTTCTCAAAAACCAAGAAATTTTGTTTTTAATTCTGATTCTAAAATACAAAATGCTGATTTAAGATTAAATAAAGAACTTTATTTCAATCCATCAGAATCCATAGGATTAGGAACTATTTCTAGTGTTGGAATTGGTTCAACTCTATCATTCTCTAATCCAGGTGTAGGAATAAGTGAAATATTCATTCCTACTAAAGCTCTTTATTTTAAAGATCATGGATTGTTGACTGGAGACGCTTTGACATATAGCACAAATGCAGGAGCTGCAGTATCTGTATCAACTGATGGAATTGATGGATTTGCTCTTACTCAGGGACAAACTGTATATGCAGCAAGATTGACGAATGATTTAATTGGAATTTCTACTGCTAGAGTTGGATTGGGATCTACAGGTTCTTTTGTTGGTATTAATAGCACCACTAATACTTCTACATTATATTTTATAGGTGTTGGAACTGGTGTATATCATAGTTTAAAAACTAATTTTGATAATGTATTAACAGGATCATTGAGTAGATGTTTTGTAACAGTATCTACTGCTTCTACTCATGGACTGGAAGTTCAAGATAATATTAGATTAAGAGTTCAACCTGGAATAACTACTACTATAAAAGTAGCATATAATGACTATAATAGAAGATTAGTAATAGATCCTAGAAATTTTGGTGCTGGTGATGTAAGTGTTGGTAATAATACCATTACTATACCTAGACATGGTTATAGAAAAGGACAAAAAGTTATTCATACTGCAACCACTTCTTCTGGTGGATTGGCAGATAATAGAATTTATTATGTATCGGTTATTGATAAAAATACTATAAAATTATCTAATAATTATTATGATGCTATAAATCTAAATCCTAAAGTAATTAATATTACTAGTGCTTCTGCTGGTACTATTTCTCCTATTAATCCGCCAATACTTTTGGAGAAAAATTTAAAAGTATATTTTGATCTTTCAGATTCTTCATTATCATTTACTGATGGTGGAGTTTCATATAGTGCATTTGATTTTAATCTTTATAGTGATAGTAATCTTAATGATTCTTTTGTTACATCAGGTGAATCTGATGACTTTAATGTTGTTAGATCTGGAAGAATTGGTATAGATGCAAATGCTAATCTCACTATTAAAAATGTTAAAGAAATTGATAAAACATTATATTATAATTTAAATCCTATAAATGAAACTTTAAATAATTCTGTTAAAATTGGTATCATTAGAGATAATGAAAATATTAGTAATTCTAATTCAGCATTCTTCTTACCAAATCCATTAAGTGGAGATAAAAATGTAGTTGGAGTTGGATCTACTACATTATCTTTTATAACACCATCAATTCCTCAAAAATTGGAATATACATCTACAGATGGTGTATTTTCTTACTTAACAGATTCTTTGAATGCTGAAGGTCCTATAGGACGTATTGAGGTAGAAAATACTGGATTTGAATATAAGACTTTGCCTGGAATTAGCACTATAATAACCATTAATGGAAAAAATGCAATTTTAGAAGCAAAAGGAACTAGTATTGGTAGAATAAGTAAAAATACAATTCAAGATATTGGTTTTGATTATTCTGTAGATAAAACTCTTAGACCTGAAGCTAATGTACCTCAATTAATTAAATTAGACTTACTTACTTCTCTCGACACAATTGGTATTACTTCAGTTGGTAAAAATTATCTAGAATCTCCTGGTTTGGTTCTGTTGGATGGATTAACTAAAAAAGAAGTTACTGATGTTGAATTGGATTATGAATTAGGTGATACTCAAGTTAGTATTTTGAAAAATACTAAAACTTTGAATAATGTTACTCCTATTATAATCCCTACCAGCAATTCTAGTGGATTTACTATTAATAATATTGATTATGATGAAGGCAATAAAAATGTAACTATAACTATTGGAGCTAGTTTTAGTGATGCTGCTGATTATCCGTTTGAAGTGGGTAAGAAGGTAATGATTGAGGGTGTTAGTGTTGGACTTGGTAGTACAGGTACTGGATATAATAGTGAAAATTATGATTATAAATTATTTGAAATTTTAGAAACAGATCCTAATATTGGTGGAACTCTTGGAACTGTTAGATATAGTTTATCTAATATAATTGCTGATGGAGAAATACCAGGTACATTTAAATCCAATTTATCTTCTCCTAAGATTATAGCTGAAAAAGATTTCCCAATTTTTGACATTAAGTTAAAAATTGATGAATTTGAAAAAGGGGAAGATGTAGTTTCTGGTTCTTCTAGAGGAACTGTTCAATCTTGGAATAGTCTTTATGGATATCTTAGGGTATCTTCTATTCAAGATTTTGAGATAGGAAAAACTTTCATAGGACAATCTTCTGGAACTCAAGGAACAATTACTGAAGTAATAACAGATAATTCATTATATGATATTGGATCTTCTGCTATAGTAAAAGAAGGATTCCAAAAAAATACTGGATTTTTAAATAATGATTTACAAAGAATTTTTGATAGTGATTATTATCAATATTTCTCATATTCTTTAAAATCAGAGTGTGAATTTGAAAAATGGAAAGAACCAGTATCTTCTTTAAATCATACAGCAGGATTTAAAAAATTTAGTGATTTAATCATTACTAATGAAGAAGAATTAGGAATAACCACTACTCAGACTGGAACTGTATTTGAAGTTGTAAATGATTTAATTTCCATAATGGATTTGAATACAGTATTTGATTTTGATTTAGTAAGAGAAAAAACTTTAACAATAGGTTCTAAAGTTATTTCTGATGAGATAGTTTTTGATACTAGAATTCTATCCGACTATAGTGAATCTATTGGTAACAGGGTATTGACTGTTGATGATATTAGTACTGAATTTAATAATAATGCTAGAACAGATGCATTTATGTCTGTTGATAGTTTCAATTTAGCAAGTGTAAGATATAGAAAATATATTTCATTTATTAGAGATAAGAGATTCACTAAAGAAAGGCAGATCCTACTAGTTTCTGCTCTTCATGATGATACTGGTAATATCTTCTTAAATCAATATGGTAGAGTTGAAACCAACACTGACCTTGGTGAGTTTGGTGGAGATTTGGGTTCATTTGATATGGATATTGCTGGTGATGATGGAAGATTATTATTCTTCCCTAAGAAATTTAAATTTAATAATTATGATGTATCTAATGTAGCAATTAATATTTCTGACAGTGTTGCTGGTGTAGGTTCTACTGGATTAGGTGGTATTGTCAATATTGTAAGTAGCACAACAACCATACCTTTAGGAATCACCACACAACATAGTATAGTATCATTTGCTACTACTTATAGAGGATCTAAGATTTTAGTTGCATATGCTGCTAGTGATTCATCATACTGGGAGCATGATGAAATAACTTTGGTTCATGATGGTACTAATGTAGATTTAGTGGAATATGGTCAGTTAACTACAAGCAATGTTGGAAGTGCTTCTGGTGAACCTGGTCTTGGAACTTATAGTGCATATATTGCTGGTTCTAGAGTTCACTTAGATCTTCATCCAACTGTTAGCACTGCAAGCACATATGTTGCTAACACACTCCATGTTGATTTTGGAAATGCATCATCTGCTGGTGTTGGCACTACATCATTAAATACTTCTAATTTAGATTCAAGATATACTTCTATATCTTCTAGTGGTTCTCCATCTGCTACTACAGTAGCACAATATGAAACTGAGACATTTAATGGTGCTTATTATATTGTATGTGTAGAAGATACTACTAATAGTCATTATCAAATATCTGAAGTAATAGTTGTTGATGATGGTACTACTGCTTTCATAACAGAGTATGCTATCAACCAAACTGTCACTAACCTTGGTGATTTTGATGCTACTATTTCTGGAGACAACACTCTTTTAACATTTACTCCTATTGCTAGTGCTAATGTTCAAGTTAGGGTATTCCAAGCTGCTATGAGGTTAGTTGATGAAGCAAATACTATTACTGAAATAGATTTAGAAAATGCTACTATTGATACTGGATTTGGTGCTTATACTGCTACTGAGACTGATGTTAAGAGAGCATTTGAACTTAAGCACAGACAACTACCAATCTTTAAGAGAGACTTTGTAGGAAGTGCTTCTACTACTGTAAATTTATCTGAAGATACTATTAGATTACCTGATCATTACTTTGTTACTGGAGAAGAGTTATCTTACAGATACACTGGATCTGGTACTACTTCTGCTATAGAAATTGCATCACAATCTATACCTGGATATGGTACTACTGATAAAATGCCTTCTACAGTCTATGCTGTTAAGGTTGATGACTCTACTCTTAGACTTGCAACTTCTGCAGAGAATGCATTAAAGACTACTCCTACTTATTTGGATATTACTGCTGTTGGTGTTGGAACTTCTCATTCATTTACTTCTAAGAAACAAAATTCAAGATGCATATTAAGCATTGATAATCTTATACAATCACCAATAGTTGCTACAGCTGTAACTACTACTATTACTGCTGATGTATCTGCTACAACAGATAAGATTAAATTATCAGGAATAACTTCTATTACTGGTGGTGATATGTTGAAGATTGGTGATGAGATTATGAAGGTTGATTCTGTTGGATTGGGTGCTACTAACGTCTTATTAGTTACTAGACCTTGGATGGGAACTCAGTCAGCATTGCATAGTGATGGTACTTTAATTACTAAGGTAGAAGGAGCATATAACATTGTAGATAGCACTGTTAATTTCTATACTGCTCCTGTTGGATTAACTCCAATTTCAACCACAACAAATGAACCAGATGAAAGAGACTTTGTTGGAATAGCAACTCATTCAACCTTTAATGCAAGATCATTTATGAGATCTGGTATTACTGGTAGTTCTGATGAACCTTATGCTGGAAATTATATCTTTGATGATATTTCTTCTAATTTCACTGGATTGACAACTGAGTTTACTCTCAAGTCTGGTGGTAGTAATGTATCAGGATTCTCTACAAATAATGCTCTTATATTAGTCAATCAAATTCCTCAGGGACCACAAAGATATACTGGTGGTGTTGCTGTTCCTGGTGATTATACTCTTATTGAAGGTGCTACAGGAATTACTAGTGTACAATTTACAGGATCTATATCTTCAGTGACTTCAGATCCTAATAGTTCTAATGTACCTCTTGGAGGTGTTATTGTTTCCGTTGGATCTACAGAAGGTTTAGGTTATCAACCATTAGTTGCTGCAGGTGGTACTGCTGTTGTTTCTGGATTGGGTACTATTAGTTCTATAAGCATAGGAAACAGTGGATCAGGGTATAGAACTGGTATTCAGACAATTGTTAATGTAGGGATTCAAACACTAAGCACAGGAGCACCTAATATTGAATTTATTGGTACTGCTGCTATTAGTGGTGGTAATATTGTAAGTGTTGCTATTACAAATCCTGGTACTGGTTATACATCAACTAATCCTCCATTAGTTGTTATAGATGAACCATTATCTTATAGCAATATGCCTCTATTCTATTCTTCAAATCAATCTGGAGTAGGATCAGAAGCAAGGGCAAACGTAGTTGTTGGTCTAGGTGGTAGTGTTATTGATTTTGAAATTATAAATCAAGGTTATGGTTATGGTGAGACTCAAAAATTAACCATAGGTGTTGGTGGTACTGTTGGTATCCCAACTGCAGGTGCTGCAGAGTTTAGAGAATTCCAACTTACAGTTAATGAAACTGTAAGTGATAGTTTTGCTGGATGGACAGTTGGAGACTTCCAAGTTCTAGACCCTCTAGATGCATTGTTTGATGGAAAGACAATTTCCTTTGCATTAAATTTAAATGGTACTCAGCAAACTATTCAATCCAAACCTGGTTCAAATATAGATGTTGAAGTTTTATTATTGGTATTCATTAATGATATTCTTCAAGAACCTGATGTTGGATATGAATTTAAAGGTGGTAGTTTTATTACATTTAAAGAAGCACCAAAGGCAGGTGATACATCCAAAATCTTATTCTATAGGGGAACTGGTTCTGTTGATGTTAGTAGTGTTGATATATTGGAAACAGTTAAGATTGGTGATGAATTAAAACTATATGATCAATCTATTGGTTTGGAGCAAAATAAGAGAACAGTAACTGTTATCAATTCATCTGATAGTATAGACAGCAACATTTATGCTGGACCTGGTATTACTACAAATGAAACATTCCAAAGATCTGTTAATTGGTCTAGGCAAACTGAAGATAAATTTATAGATGGTCAAGCAGTTACTAAGGATAGACCACACTATGAACCATTAGTATACCCCAACACTAATATTATTCAGTCTGTTGGTGTTGGATCTACTGTTATTTTTGTTTCAAATATAAGAACTTTCTTTGATAGTTCAAAGGAAAATTATACTAGTCAGAATGATATTAGAATTATTTCACAAGACAGTATAGTTGGAGCATCTGCTACTGCTTTTGTTTCTGCTGCTGGAACTGTAACTTCATTTGATATTACCAATCCTGGTGTCGGATATACAGTAGCACCAACAGTTTCTATTACTACACCTGTAGGATATACTACTTCTCAGGGAGCTAGAGCAACTGCTACTATTAGTGGAGTTGGAACTGTAAATGCTATTACAGTTTCTTATGGAGGAACCACTACTGGACTTGCATATACTAATACTGCTTCTCCTTCAGTTCTTATAGGAGAACCTAAATTAGCAACTGCAATTGAGACTATTGAAAACGTATCTTATTCTGGTGATTTTGGAATTATATCTGGTATTTCTACAACATCTGTTGGTGTAGCATCAACTGGTATTGTGTTTGATTTACTTCTTCCTAATGATTCATTATTCAGAGATGCTTCTATTGTAGGAACTGCTATTACTGTAAGTGGAATTTCTACTGGATACTACTTTACAGTCTTTAATTCTAATGTGGGTGCTTCAGTAACTTCTCTATATCAAGATGGCACTGTAGTGGGTATAGGAACATCCTTCTTAGATAATATCTATGAGGTTGCTCAAGTTTCTATTGCTCAAACTATGGGTATAGGAATTGGATTGACTTATGTTGCACAAGTTACAGTTAGTGTTCAAGATTTTAATGGATTGACTGGATTAGGACACAGTGAGTTCTTTGGTGAGTATAGTTGGGGAAGAATTGCTACTGCTCCTAGAGGATCAGCAAGAGTATTTACTTCTTATGCTGGTAATTCTACTGGATTAAGTGGTATATCTAGTTCTCCAATAATTGAAAGAGTAAATCCTTTAAGATCTGTAAATTATAACACCTAAATAACTAAAAAAATACGTAAAAATGTCAGCCATTATAACTGATCAACTTAGAATATTGAATGCTGAGAATTTTGTCTCTGCAGCAACTTCTACTGTAAATTCATATTATTCTTTTGTTGGTTTACCTAATGCTACTAACTATTCCTCTACTTGGGATACAAACCCTCCTGCACCAAAGGATAGTTTTGATCAAGAAGATGATTATTGGGATACTATGATTGCATTGAAGAAAGTAACTTCTTCAGATATAAGTAGAATGGTTAATAAGAATACTTGGACTTCAGGTATAACTTATGATATGTATCGTGGTGATATAAGTAGGACAAATTTGGCACAGCCTTCTGGTTCTACTAGTTTGTATTCTGCAAAATATTATGTTGTTAATGAAGATTTTAAAGTTTATATTTGTCTGCAAAATGGAACAGACCCAGAAAATACTACAGGAAGACCTTCACTAGATCAACCTACATTTACAGACTTAGAGCCTAAGGCAGCAGGTGATAGTGGAGATGGTTATATATGGAAATATTTGTACACCATTAAACCAGGTGATATAGCAAAGTTTGATTCAACTAATTTTATGCCTGTTCCTAATGATTGGAGCACTAGTACAGATAATGCTGCTGTAAGAGATAATGCATCTAGTAGTGGTCAATTAAAAATTGCTACTATTATTAATAGAGGATCTGGTATAGGAACTGCTAATAGAACTTATACTGGTGTTCCTGTGAATGGTGATGGATCTGGAGCTGAAGCAACTATAGTTATTAATAATGATGCTAAAGTTGAATCTATTAATATTTCAAAAGGTGGTTCTGGGTATACTTATGGAACTATAGATTTAGTTTCTGGTGGAGTTCCTGTAGGAACTACTACTCCAGTCTTTAATGTTATTATTCCACCTCAAGGTGGACATGGATCAGATATCTATAAAGAGTTGGGAGCAAGTAATGTTTTAGTTTATTCTAAGATTGAAAATGATACAGAAAATCCAGATTTTATAACAGGAAACCAAGTTGCTAGAATAGGTATAGTAGAAAATCCACAAGCTTTTGATTCATCTTCTAATTTAAATTTATCTAAAGCAAGTGCTTTGTATGCATTGAAACTTACTGGAGCAGGATATACTACTGCTACTTTTGATTTGGATGGTCAAGTAACTCAAACTGTTGGACTTGGTTCTACTGCAGTTGGTAGAGTAGTATCATATGACCAAACAACTGGAGTTCTTAAATATTGGCAGGATAAGAGTTTGGTTGGATTTAATAGTGATGGATCTTTAAGAACAGATCCAAAATATGGATATTCATTACATGCATTTACAGCAAATCCTGCTACTGGTGGAAATGTTAATATTGCAAGTAATGAAGGTACATTGGGTATAGATACTAACTTTGGATCATCAGGTAGTCCTGGTATAAGTACCATAATAAATAATAGAACATATTACCTTGGACAGAGTTTTACTCAGGGTGTTGCCAATCCCGAAGTCAAGAAATACTCTGGAAATATAATATATGTTGATAACAGACCTTCTATTACTAGGTCTGCTAACCAAAGAGAAGATATCAAAGTCATTTTGCAATTCTAAAGAATCATGCCTCAGGAAATTAATTTAAACGTCGCTCCTTATTTTGACGATTTTAATGCAAAAGACAATTATTGCAAGATATTATTTAAACCTGGATTGCCAGTTCAGGCAAGAGAATTAACAGGAATTCAATCTATTCTTCAGAATCAGATTGAAAAATTTGGGCAACATATTTTTAAAGATGGATCTTCAGTAACTGGAGGGGGAGTTAGGTTTAATGGAGCATATACTTCTGTTAGAATAAAACAATCCAATGAAGGAATAGATGTTGCATCATATTTAAGAAAATTAGTTGGACAGGTAGTAATTGGTAGTCAGTCTGGAGTAAAAGCTAAAGTAAAATCATTTATTGGAAGACCACTTGATGGAAATTGGTATATTTTGTTTATTTCATATTTAAATACTGGTGGAGAAGATAATGAAATATTTTCTGCAGGAGAAAGTTTATTATTAGATAATAATGTATTAACTACTACAAGTGGACTTACTTTCCAACCAGGAGAACCTGTAGCTCAAACTGTAGATGAAAATTGTTGTTTTACTGGAAGTGCAGCAGTATTATCTAATGGAATTTATTTTGTAAGAGGATATTTTGTAGAAGTTCCTTCTCAAACTATTGTTTTAGATCCTTATAGAAATGATGTAGATTATAAAATAGGATTGCAAGTTAGAGAATCTATTGTTACACCAGATTTGGATGAATCATTAAATGATAATGCTGCTGGATATAGTAATTATACAGCTCCTGGAGCTGATAGATTGAGTATATCTGTTAGATTAAAATCTATAGATCCCAATGAAACTAAACCATCAAATTTCATAGATTTGATGGAAATTAGAAATGGTCAATTAATATATGTTCGTCAAGAAACAGATTATAATGAATTGGCAAATGAATTTGCAAGAAGAACTTTTGATGAATCTGGAAACTATTATATTAAACCATTTTCTCTTACAGCTAAAAATACTTTAAATAATTATGAAGGTAATAATGGAATTTTTAACGAAAATCAAACAACATATAATAACAGTACTCCTAGTGATGATTTAGGAACTTATAGATTATCTCCAGGTAAAGCTTATGTGGAAGGATTTGAAGTAGAAACTATAGTTCCTACATATCTTGATTTTGAAAAACCAAGAACCACAAAACTTTTAGAAGATCAAAGTATTAATTATGTTACTGGTCCTACTTTTACTTTAAATAGAGTTTCTGGATCTCCTATTATAGGAATAGGAACTGATTATACTGTAAGTCTAAGAGATGAGAGAGTTGGGTCTGCAAGTACAACTGCTGCTGGTAAAGAAATAGGATTAGCACGTGTATATGATTTTGCACTAGAATCAGGTTCTTATAATGCTTCTAATGCAGATGAAAATGAATGGGATATTGCTTTGTATGATATTCAAACTTATACAAATATAACTTTAAATACCAATCCATCAGACGCTTTAGTTGTTCCAACTCATATTAAAGGTAAATCTAGTGGTGCTACTGGATATTTGAGATTTAATTCTGTTGGTACTGCTATTACTGCTTATAATACTAAAGGAACATTTGTTACTGGCGAACAATTAATTTTTAATGGAGTGGAAAGTGGAAATATTTCTGCAGGATCTACATCCTACACCACTAGTGATATTAAATCTATTAATGGCACAGTAAGCACAGCAAGTACTTTTAATGCTGATGTAAAACAAAGTGTATTATTTAATATAGGAGAAGTTAATATTAGTATTGCTACTACTTCTGGAGCATACTTAGGAATATCAACAGTTACTTTTACAGATCCAAGCAAATTCTTTACTGGAATTGCTACTGTTGGAAATATTGTTCAGTATACAAATCCTGGTAAAAGCACTGTTTCTTTTGCAAAAGTTGAAAGTGTTGCACAACACTCTTTAACTATATCTGGAGTTAGTAGTGTTACTGGTATATGTGACGGTGGTCTTCCTACTAGCACAATTAATCCATCTAATTTTAAAATACTTTCTTCTAAATTCCAAAGTTCTGAGGATAACAATTTATATACACAATTCCCTAAAGATAATATTTCTAATGTTGATTTAACAAATTCTCATATTACAATTAGAAAACAATTTGATGTAACTATCACTGGTAATTCTACAGGAGTTATTAATAGTGGAAGTTCTAGTGAAACATTTTTACCCTATGATGAGGAAGATTATGTTCTTATAAGAACTGATGGAACTACAGAATCATTATCTTCTGATAAATTTGTCTTTACTTCAGGTTCTGCTTCATTGACTATTAATGGATTAGGATCTGATAGTCCAGCTAAACTTATAGCAACATTACGTAAAGTAAATGTAAAAGAGAAAATTAAAGAAAAGCAAAAAATTAATGTGCTTACTGTAGTTGGATCAGCATCATCTATATCTGGAATTGGAACTACTACATTAAATGATGGATTAACATACAATACTGTTTATGGAACTAGAGTTCAGGATAGTGAGATTTCATTAAATGTTCCTGATGTTACTAAGGTATATGGAGTATTTGAGTCTACTAACGTTAGTGCTCCTATTTTCCCAGTAGTAACTTTAAGTTCTATTAATAGTCCAACAGCAAAAACTGGAGATCTTTTAGTAGGTGAAAAATTTGTAGGAAAAGATAGTAACGCTATTGGAATCTATATTAGTAAAAATACTGATAATTCAATTAATTATGCACTTTTAAATGACTTTGATATACAAATTAATGAAGTTGTTACTTTTAAAGAATCTGGAATTACAGCTACTGTAGGATCTCTTACATTAGGATCTAATAATATAACAGATGAATTTACATATGATGATGGACAAAGAAATACAATTTATGATTACTCCAGATTAGTAAGAAAATCGGGATATGATGCACCTGTTCATCAATTAAGTATAGTATTTGAATCTGCTTATTATACAGCTTCTGATACTGGAGATATTACAACTGTTAATTCATATGATAGTTTTGATTATGGCAGTTTAAAGGTAATTAATGATACTAGAGTAAGTGATATTTTAGATATAAGACCTAGAGTTTCTGATTTTTCAGGTACTTCTAGATCTCCTTTTGAATTTTTGGGTAGATCTTTTACTGCATCTGGAAATTCTTCTACAAATATATTAGCATCTGATAAGTCTATCTTATTGGATTATTCATTCTATCTTCCTAGAGTTGACAAAATATATCTTAGTAAAGGAGGAAAATTCCAATTAATAAAAGGAGTTCCTGCAGAAACTCCAGAATTTCCTGTTCCTATTGATGGAGCATTAGAAGTAGCAACTATAAAATTACCAGCATATCTTTTCAATATTAATAATGCAAGTATTAGTCTTGCAAATTATAAGAGATATCAGATGAGTGATATCAACAAACTTGAGAAGAGAATAGAAAATTTAGAATTTTATACATCTCTTACATTATTAGAAAGTGATACATTAAATATGCAAATCACTGATAGTGATGGATTGAATAGATTTAAGTCTGGATTTTTTGTAGATGATTTCTCTAATACAGATAATCAAATTAAAACTACAGTAGTAAAGAATGCTATTGATTATCATAATGGAGAATTAAGACCTTCTCCATATACTACTGAGTTGGATTTAAAATTAGACTTAAATAGTGCTAATGGTATTAGAAAAACTGGTAGAGTTTTAACCTTAGATTATTATGATGAAACTTATTTATCACAACTTTTTGCAACTAGAGTTGAAAATGTAACTCCATATCTTGTAAGTTACTATGGAGGAAGTGTAAATCTACTTCCAGATAGTGATATATGGGTAGACCAAGTTGTTCTTGAAGCTAAGCATGAAGATCTTACAACTTATACAGAAACATCAGAACAATTAGATCAGGCTGGATTTGATTCCAGAGCAGGATATGGTCCTGTTACTTGGGGTGGATGGCAAGATAATTGGACTGGATGGGATTCTAGTGGTTCTAGTAGTAGTCAGGGTTGGAGAGGAGATGAATTAGTAAGAACTACTACTACATCTCAAACTAGAACTGGTACTTCATCTAGAACAGCAAAAAGAGAGTTAAAAAGAGAAACCTTTAGTACAATTAACGAAGGACCAAAGGTAATTAATACACAAATAAGTTCTTACATGAGATCTAGAAATATTAGATTTGATGCTAAGACTTTAAAACCAAATACTAGTCTTTATGC